ATCATCACCCAAAGGTGCGTATTTATTAGCACAATATCCATAGGTTGAATTCAGGGTAATCTTATAAGCGTTTTGAAAGGTATCGAACTTCTTGATTTGGGTTTTCAGTTCGGTTATCTGTTTCTTCGAAAGTTTGGTTGCATCCAATTCTCTTTTGGCTTTCAACATTCTACCTTTCATTTCCTTTCTCTTGGTGTAAAGGAAATCCAAGAATTCGGGCATGATTCCCGTTTTCTTCTGTGAAAAGAGGACATTGGCTTTTGATAAAGACGCCTTTTCTTCTTTTAAAAATTTGACAAAATTTACCTTAGATAATTCGAAAGTTCTACCCGAAACGTGTTTTATATTATAACTATCTCCAACTTTTTCGACAGATCCTATTTTTGTCTCCGGTGACATATTCAAGGATATCATGACACTTGGATATAGTGAGTTAGCATCGAAACTTACCACATTTTGGGAAAATCCCAATTTTGGTTTTGCCACATAACCACCGGGAATCTTATCATGCGTTTGTGGTCGGATAAACGTTGGAATTTTTTCCCCTCTATGTCTTGCTCTTATTGTAACAGCCCCATTGATAACAGGAACAGTATTAATAGCACTCTCCAAATTACACAATCCCAAATATGCGATGAAGCGCAACAAATCCAGATATTTTAATTCTTCATCTAAATCTACAATCAATTTAACGTCTTGTATATTATAATCAACATAAGTCTCCCAATCCCCTACAGAAAGATCCCACAAAGAACCCTCATATGAAATCTTCTGATCATTCAATTCCACCTCCCCGATATAATCCAATTTATAAGATTCTTGTGGGATTAGTGCAAACTTTTTATATAATATAAGATAATCCAAACATGAAATACCTTCGATTACGTATTCTTTCGATGGCATACCAAACTTACCAGTTGGATTCATTTTTTCATAAATTCTCCCAATTGGAGATAATTCATCCGCCCACTCTTTTCCCAATTGATAAGTAATTCTATTAATCAAATATGGCACATCAAAACCACTGGAATTCCAACCAACCAAACAGTCAGGATAATCAGATGTAAAATGTCCTATAAATCTCTTCAACAAATCTTCCTCAGACTTACAATGATGATACTTAACGTTTTCATTTTTAGTATTATAAGATTTCAACCCAAACACTGTATACTCCTTAGTTAAGGAATCATAACAAGTTAGTAGATTTATAACATTCTTAGCCAATTCCGGTTCTGGAAACTCCCCAACACCGGGACATTCTATATCAAAAAACATTATCTTTAAAGGATTCTTTGCGAAGTCGTCATCTTCATTATAATGATAATAATTATCAATTAAAAATTGCTGATATGGGGGAAGATTTTCAAATATCCTCTTAATTCCACTATCTTTAACGAACTTTCCACGATCCCACTTAGTATTGAACTCGCGTTTGAGAATTGCGGTTCCATATATAGAAGTCGAATCACCTTTCTTATTTTCTAGATAAATATAGGGCTTATAATCAAGTTCCTGTAATACTCGATTCCCATTAACATCCCAAGTCCAAAGTTTTATTTGTTTGTCTTTATTTGAATATACACAATTTCTATACATTTTCTTTAATTTCTTCCCTTTCTAGTTTCCTTCTAGCCTTTGTTTCTCTTATCTTTTGTTTATGTTCTTCCGTATGAGCTTTTCTTTTTTTGCCCAGTAGTGATTTACTTATATTTCTTTTCCTCTCATCAGTAAATGGTCCTGTGGGTTTTCCTAACTTAGCTTTGCTCATGTTCTCTCTAGCTTTCAGACTTTTATTCTTCCCCAAATGAGCTATACTAAGTTTCTTCTTAGTCTCTTCGGAAAGTTTTTTACCCCTATGCTGCCTACTAGTCAATTCTGAACGAGCTTGTGCGCTTTTCCTCATTTTTTCTATTGTCTCTGGAGTATTCCTTCTGCCTGTAACTGACAATATTCTCTTAGCTTGTGACTCTTTAGACATTTTTGTTCCCAATTTAGCTTGTCTAATTTTTTCCTTAGTTTCATTAGAACATTTAGAACCTGTTCTATCTGTATGTTCTTCACATAAATTATAACCAATAGATCTATCAGTTGAATTATATAATTTGATATAATATGTCTCTCTTTTTATAAGATCATCATTATCCTTGAGCTTATCAAATCCCTCAAAAACTTCCAATACCTCAACTTGAAAAGATTCCCAACCATATTTTACAATAGCGTTCTCGAAAAAGCATCTACTTCTCGATTTCTTACCATTACTTTTATGATGGATGAGTCTTTTATAAATATTAATCGATTTACCTATATAAATTTTACCATTTTCACTACATGTGAGTTTATAGACCCCTGCGAAATCCAAATTAGTTTTATTAATCTCCATTAATATATTTATCAATAAAACTCATACTTTTTCAACTTTATACAAATTCTCCCAAGTATACCACGCCTTCAATTGGATTAGAATCATTCCACGCTAAAAATAACATATGGGTTAATCTTTTAACATGTTCCCAATCGTCAGGTTGTTTCTCACAAGGAAATAATTCACCACTGGTGGAACATATAGACCCTTTAAATTTCAGTTCTGCGCCCCATATTTTATTCTCATTGTGGGCTTTATTTACGTGAGGTATTTCGTATAGCTTCATTACAAGTTGAGAATAACAGCCTGACTAATTTTGTCAAGAGTTCCACTTCTTCAAATAATGTCTCTGATTAGATCCCCAAGGGGTATCCAGTGCTTCTAGATAACAACCGATGTTCTGTGGATGTTCTAGGAACCTTGTCTCTCCAAGTTTTCTCAACTCTGGAACCAGACTATAATACTTGGAGCGGTTTTTCCAATTAGTGATCATTTCGATCTTCGATGCCAGTTCGTCTGCGGTCTTAAACTTTAAATGGGATGGTGCTGAACTATATGTAACCATATCTTGGCAAATACATGGTATGCCCAATTGTGCGGCTTCCATAAATTTAATATCCGATTTACTTCTATTGAAGGGAATGTCCATTAATGGGGCAATAAATACTTGAGCATTTAACGATGCTAAGAAATTAGGATATTCTAAGAGATTTTTCCAAGGATGGAACTCAATCTCACGAGATTTAATATATGGGTCTAGAGGTGGTGGATATGCACCAATAAATACAAACTGATATTTTTGTCTATTATCGATTATAAATTTTAGAACGTGGCTAAAGTCATCTTGACCACCGGAATTACCCTTAACATCAAAGTGTGCTCCAGATCCCGCGTAGACAACTCTAGGTTTTTTCTTATTCTTCTCAAATGCATCGCAAATTCTACGATAGTCATATTGATGACCAATCCACCAATGCGGCATAAAGTTGGGAACAACAGTAACACGTTGCTGACCAGTCTTTTCAATATACAAATCCTTCATATATTGGCAAGTAACTGTCACTTCATCCACCATATTAATCATATCAACACAATTCTGGCGAATTTCATCAGAGTCAAACCCATGTTTTGAAGAATTGTGGTTTGGTATTTCCTCTCTAAACACGACATCATCCACTTCATATATCAATTTAAAACCAAATTCGGACTGAATGGATTTCAAGTATTCCACGAATTGTTTTTGGTGTGGTGCTGCTTGTCTCTGTAGAGAGACGGTTTTCACATTTGCGTAGAATCCTTTTTCGATAACCATTTTCGTCAAATCTACCACATCTCCATACCCTGTTAGTCTTATATGGTTGCCAACAAATCCTCTACGATAAACCATGCAGCCGTCATTTCCCGCATTAAAGTTCACATATCGTCTTTCGTCTGGTTTTGGTTCCTCTTGAACCGTTTTTAAACCATAAGAATATGGGGATTTTGGAAATGGATTCGCAAATACTGGACTAAACATACAATAATTAGTATGTATTTAGATCAAGTCAAATATATTTTAGGCTTTTTCTTCACACTCTTACGTTTTCTATACCCTTTTAGTAAAGTCCCCATAACGTCTGGTATTTGATCATAAACAAATATAAAATGCCTACCGTTTTTACCTGAAAATGATTGTTTCACGTAAACATAGTCGTTATATTCAAATTTAAAATCTGGTGTATAATCTTCAATACTCCAACATCTATTACCATAGTATGTGTTACCATTTCCCGAATCATCCAATTA